GCAGGATGAAACGATCAGTCAGGCTGAACAGGTTGGTGCGGTATTTGGTACATCGGCGGCCGCTCAACAAAGGCTTCGTAAGCGTCAAGCTGAACGCCAAGCCGCGTTCGCTGGTGGCGGTGGATTCGCCGTCGCACAAGACGGGCAGTCGTCAATCGTCTGACAATAGTGGCATCTACTTTTAGATGTGATACACTCATCCTGATGCCAATACCGGCAGGAACCACCGCAAGGTGAGACATAGCAGCACCTTCCCCTGCCTCCGGGGGTTGGTTGGGCGAAGGAGTGTACATAATGGACAGCGAACTCGAACTCGAAGTTGAAGAACAGGAGTCCGGCCGCAATCCTCTCCGCGAGAGGATGAAGCAGTTGGAAGCCGAGAACGCAGCCCTGAAAGCAAAAGCAGACGAAGCCGCATCTGCCGCACGCGAACTGGCGTTTGTGAAGGCCGGAGTTGATCCGAACCTTCCGGTCGCCAAGTATTTCGTGAAGGCATACGACGGTGAACTCACAGCCGATGCGATCCGGGCAGCCGCTATCGAGGCCGCAATCATCCACGACACAAAGGCAGCCGAGAAGGATGCTTGGGACAGAACCGCAAAGGTTGCGTCCGGCAACAACTCTGAGCCTCCCGTGGATTTGATGACCCGGATCGGCAAGGCGACCAGCCAAGCCGAGATCGAAATGCTGCTGTCTGAAGCACGTCAAGCCCAACAGCCCTACTGACCTGCCAGTCGGGGGGCTTCCAAATCTCACTTGAAGGAGTGAACCCTCATGGCATACACAGATACCGCAGCCCTTTCAGTCGATCAGGCAGCATTTGACCGGTTGGCGTACTTCGCCCTCCGTTCCGAACTGCTGTTCGACGCAGCCGTCGAAGTCCAGCCCACGAATCAGGCGATGCCCGGTACGTCGGTGACCTTCACGATCTTCAACGATCTTTCGGCCGCCACCTCCGCTTTGACCGAAACGTCCGATGTGACCGCCGTGGCCATGTCCGACTCGCAGGTCAGCGTCACCCTCGCCGAGTACGGTAACGCCGTCCTCACCACCGCCAAGCTTCGCGGAACCTCGTTCCTCGACGTGGACACGGTGGCCGCGAACGTCGTCGGCTACAACGCTGGCATCTCGATCGACAGCATCGTCCGCGATGTGATCGCTGGTGGCACGAACGTGGTTTACGGTGGCGGTGGATCGTCCACCCCGTCGAGCCGCACCACCGTCGCCGCCGAAGACATCATCGAGGCCAACGACATCCGCAAGGTGACCGCCCAGTTGCGTGGCGCGAACGTTCCGACGTTCAACGGCCTGTACATGGGTTACATCCACCCGGACGTGGCTTACGACTTCCGTCGTGAGACTGGCGCGGCCGCGTGGCGTGACCCGCACGTGTACGTCGACACCAGCATGATCTACAACGGTGAGATCGGCGCGTTCGAAGGAGTGCGTTTCATCGAGACTCCGCGAGCGAAGGTGTTCGAGAACGCTTCGGACGGTTCCGGTTCGACCGGCACGATCGAGGTGTACTGCACGCACATCATGGGTCGTCAGGCCATCGCGAAGGCGTACAGCCAGCAGGACGGCAACGGTGCGGTTCCGAAGGTCGTTCGCGGCCCGATCACCGACACCCTCAACCGTTTCCAGCCGGTCGGTTGGTACTGGTTGGGTGGCTACGGCCGATTCCGCGAGGCGGCTCTCCGTCGCATCGAGTCGTCCAGCTCGCTCGCCTGAGTCTGAGTCAACCCGCTTTGAGGTCGGGGATGCGGTACAATTACCGTGTCCCCGGCCTTTTGGCTTTAGTGAGGTAACTGATGTCGATTTCGAATTATCTTGAGAACGCTTATCTGAACACGTTGCGGAATACTTCGCTTGCTGTGTCGGCGGTGTATGTGAAGTTGCATACTGGTGATCCGGGTGAGGCTGGTACGTCGAACGCGGCGACTGAGACGACTCGTAAGAGTATTTCGTTTTCGGCTGCGTCTTCTGGGTCGATGGCTTCGTCTGCGACTGTGGAGTGGACGAATGTGGCTGCGACGGAGACGTATTCGCATTGGTCGTTGTGGGATGCTTCGACTTCTGGTAATTGTTTGTGGTCGGGTGCGTTGTCGTCGTCGGCTGCTGTGACTGCTGGGGATACGTTCCAGATTACTTCGTTGACGTTGACGTTGGATTGAGAGGTGGCCGTAGGTGGCTACTAATTTTCCGTCTTCGCTTGACAGTTTGACTAACCCGGCTTCGGGTGATTCTCTTTCGTCGCCTTCTCATTCTGTTCAGCACGCTGATGCGAATGATGCGATCGAGGCGTTGCAGGCGAAGGTTGGGGTTGATGGTTCTGCTGTTACGACGAGTCTTGATTACAAGGTGACGAACGGTGTTTTGTCCGGCCTGAATGTTGATTCGGGTGTCTTGTATGTTGACGCGGCGAATAATCGCGTCGGCATCAACAACCAGTCTCCTGCGTATGCATTAGACGTGACCGGGGTGGCAAATGCGACAGCGTTCATTCAGAACGCGGCTGATTATTTGTCGCCGTACAACGGGTTCCGTAATGCGATCATCAACGGGGATTTCCGCATCAATCAGCGTGTGTGGTCGTCGTCTACAGCAAGCGCAACTTATGGTTTTGATAGGTGGAGAGCATTCAACTCTGGTGGGACAGTCACCATGTCATCACAGTCGTTCACGGTTGGTTCTCCAGCCGCAACTGGGTACGAGGCAGAAAAGTTTGTGCGTTTGGTTAGTGCGTCACAGTCAGCATCAGGTGATTATGCGGTATTGCAACAACCAGTAGAAGATGCTCGCACATTTGCTAATGCCACAATCACAATTTCGTTTTGGGCGAAAGCCTCGTCAGGTACACCGAAAGTTGCTGTAGAAGTAGCACAAGTCTTTGGTACTGGTGGAAGCCCATCGGCAGACGTAAACACTTTGGGTGGACAAGTAACTTTGTCAACGTCATGGGCGCGATACAGCGTTACTATGTCTGTACCGTCAATTAGTGGAAAGACTTTTGGGAGTAGTCTCAATTCATCTACTTTGAATGTGAATCTTTGGACTTCGGCAGGCTCTACGTTCAACAGTCGTCTGAATAGTCTTGGCATCCAGAACAACACCTTTGACTTCTGGGGTGTTCAGGTTGAGCGTGGGTCGTATGCGACTCCGTTTGAACAGCGACCCATCGGCACGGAGTTGGCGTTGTGTCAGCGGTACTATTTCAGCAGTTATGGCGCTGGAGTAGCACCAGGCGCTAACTTGTCGGCCTCTGTCCCTACGGCGACAAACGCTTTAATCGCGTTAGCCGTAACAGATCAGTTTGCAGCAATCTTTGTATCGCAAGTGATGAGGGTTGCCCCGACTTTGACGGTGTATTCGATAGCAGGAACATCTGGTAAAACAAGTCATGTCGGGTCGCTTGTGTCAACAAGTTACACAGATAACACGACAAAGTTTTCCGTTGCAACAGACAAAGGTTGGACGATCGCTATGGATGAAAGCGGATCAAACACAGGATGGTACGTTCTGTGCCACTACACAGCAAGCGCGGAGTTCTAATGTTCTACGTTTCTGAACATCATGGATTGGTTATGGTTGAGAATGGTGTCGTATCATTTGTTCCAACCGCTGAGGCGAACGTCGAATATCAAAAGTATTTAGCGTGGGTCACAGAAGGCAACACCGCAGAACCGTGGAACGACACCCCCACCGAAATAACACCACCCCCCGGAGGCTAAATGCCTCACCTATACAACGACGCTAACTACACCTACAATGCGTCAAACCTCACCTATGACGGCGTAGCAACCTTTACCGCTACTGCTACTGGGTCGGGTGCTGGTACAGAAACCGCGTCGTCTGTTCGAATCAAAGCACGATCCGCTACAGGGTCTGGTGCTGGTAGTGAAACCGCCGACTCGAACATCAATCCTGTACGTACCGCCACCGGGTCTGGTACAGGAACAGAAACCGCAACTCGCATCCGCGTCCCAGTTCGCACAGCAACCGGATCAGGCACAAGCAGCTTTGACTCGACCGGACTGCACATTGTTCCCCGTACCGCATCTGCTTCCGGTACGGGGAACAATGTGCAGTCCGGTCGAGTCAAAGCTGCTTGTGCCTGATCCGGTTGCTGTGCGAACT